AAATATCAGCTCTAAATTCATTATTATCAATTACATCAGGAGTGTTATTTGAGGTATCGCAAACAACCAAGAAGTCAAATACGCCACGCTTTGCCTGAACATCTCTAAGATAAGGTTCAACAATACTTCTAAAGGATGCTCTAGTAGCCTCATCATTGATTTCAAAGAGTTGCGCTTGAGCACTTCTTTGAAGAGATTGTTCAATTGTGAGGAACAATCTACGAACGTTAATTCTATCAAACGCAGAAGCGAACCCAAGAGCAGTTTTATCGCCAAAGAGTAGAATTCCAACACCAGGTTGAGTAATAATAGAGTTGATTCTTAGAGGATATAGTTGGTCTCTTTGGGCTTTGTTTGGATTGTATGCAAGTTTAATTGCATTGTTCAGAACACCTCTCTGTTGACCAGCTGGAGAGAACCAAGGGAATGAATTGATATTTGTTCTGCACATCAGACCTGCAACATCAGCATTGCATGGAATATAAACAAATTTATTATTAAAGCGGTCGTAGGTGTACTTATATCCACTATCAAAAACTGCATATGATGAAGAAGAGAGTGGACTGAAGAAACTAATGATGTTATTAGTTTGAGTTGTTGAGTTTGTTACATTAACAACTCCATTTCTGTGAGGAGAAATAGTTGCAATACAATCTTTTCTCAGATTTGCAATAGAAATTAGTTCATTTGCTTTCGCTTGAGAATCAAATACACTATCCATTCCAGGACCCATAATCAAGTAATCTACTGCGATTAGGTCGGAATTTGAGAATAGATTATATGAGGTCACTAAATCACCTAGAGATGCTTTTAATCCACCATTTACTGAATAATTTTGCCCACCAGTGAGATTATAAGTTACATTACCAATCGCACTGAATACAGTGCTTTGTGCAGCAGATCCCCAGAGTCCCTGACCATTGGTATATGGAGTAAATGAAGTGGAGAATCCAGTCGCAACCGGAACAGTTCCCCAATAAACATCAGAAGCACTGGAAGGATTGGCACCTGCAAAAATCTGAGAAGAGAAATCTGCAAGATACTGCTTATACCAGATTTTCTGAGGAGAATTAACTGCAGAAACACTATCAATTGCCTTAGAGAGTCCAAGATGCTTTTCAAGAAGAGTCCCTTGAACTCCAGTGATTGTTCCTAAGTCATCAACTACAACTACGTGAACCGCATCATTCTTTCCGTTTCTTTCAAGAGAATACTTATTAGTAACTGGTTTTGGTGCGATTGACTTCCAGAATACAGTAGAATTAGTTAATCCTAGAGTTTGTTGGTTGTACCAATCTGATGCTGAAGATGCAGATATGGTAGAACCAGTATTAATTCCAGAATTATTTACAAATGTTAGTGTGTTGCTGGATGCATATGAATATCCAACTGCATTTTCTGAATATGTGACTGGAGTTTCTGTAGTTCCAGAAACTCTTGAAAGAATTTTTACTGAAATTGTGCTGCTTCCATTTGTTGCATTAGTAGAAACTCCAGTAATGATTCCTTTTAGGTATCCATTAAATACTGAAGTAGTTCCACTTCCGGCAATTGTGGATGAAATTGGAGCAGTCACGCCATATCCAATAATGGCACCAATTGCACCTGGATTTGTAGTGGCAATTCCAATCACTTGGTCTGCGAGGTCGTCAATAACACAAACTTTTAATCCATTTGCCCAAGTTCCTGGGTTCTTAGCAGCAAAAGTAAATGCAGTTGATTCGGACCAGTTGTTTAGGTAATCATCATAATTCTTAATCTTTGCAGATGTGGTGGAAGCAATTCCAACACCAGCATTTGCATTATTGAGAGTAGCACCATCAGTTCTTACTACTTTCATTACGCCACCGTATGAAAGATAAGATGAAGCACTCATCCAATATTCATATTGTCCATCTGTTTGTGAAGGTTTTCCGAACACGTTGATGAGGTCTTGTTCGGTTGCAATATCAACTGGAAAGTCAACTGGTCCAATAGGGAATGGTCCTGCAATTGCTCCAATATTATCTAAAACATTATCAGCTCTTCCTACAGTTAAATCAACCTCTCTGACTAATACACCAGGAGATAATTGAGGAGTCGCCATTTAATTTTCTCCGTAATCTCAGTTTATCTAAAAATATTTATGAAAAAATAAATTTACAAATAACTCCACATATATGATATTTCTTCCGCAGTATCTCCATATTCATCTAAAAACCATCTATCTCCATCTATATCCACAAAACTTGATTCGGTTTCTCCAGTTGAAATAAATCCAAATGGTGCCATATCCTGTTCTAATTGATTCTCTTGCTCTTCATATAATCTTTTTCTTATATCTTGCTCTGTGAGTTCTTTGAAATAGTCTTGGGCTACTATCCAAGCATATAATACTAAACAAATTACAAGGTCATCATTACTTCCATCCTCAGCTTCGAATGAATTGTGTTTTTGAATGAAAGTAGTAAGCTCGGAGATAATATCGTAATCATTAATGTATATCTTATCTTCTTCAATAATTGTCTTTAGATTTAAACAACCAACTTTTTTTACAGTTTTTGACATTTTGACTCCAAATTGAGTCTTTTTGCCCGAGAATCCTTGACCTACAATTTGACCCGCTCTTCCTCTCATTGAACACATTAAAAGATTGGAATATTCTAAATCATAATGAATAATTGAAGCTACTTGGTCTCCCACATCATTCACCTCACAAAAAACATAAGCATTATTATAACTTTTTGCGATATCTACAATCACACTTGGAAAAATCATTGGTTTAATTTGGTTATTGCGATATTTTGCAACTACCTTATGCGGAAATTGAGTGATATCTATGACTATAAATGCAGAATAATCCTTTTCGACCCCACGGGCAACATCTACAGTAATTAGATATTCGTGTTTATCTATTGGGTCTTCAAATACATCTAAATTCTTATTTTTCTTAATTGGTTTATCATAAACTAGAACCTTAAGTTTTGATGGCGAAATTAAAGTATCAATAGAACCGATAAATTCGCATTCGTGTTCCGCTTTGAATTGCTGTTCGCTTGTGTTAGCAATTGTTTGTTTTTTCCATTCTTCATCTCTTCCTGGAACCTGAGACCAATGAACTTCAGTGGTTACGAATTCATTTCTACCTCTTTCAGCATCGTGCCACATTTGATAAAATTTATTAAGTCCTCTTGGAGTACTAACAATTATAACTTTTGTTGATTTACCTGAAGAAATGGTAGGATAAACAGAAGCAAAGAATTCATCAGCGATATGATTTGGAACGAAAGCAAATTCGTCGAGAAAAATAATATTAAAAGTCATACCTCTCACTGCTGAAGCTGAAGTGGATGCTGCTATAATTTTTGATCCATTCTCAAGCTCCATTGAACCTTTATTCCAAGAAACAATTCCCTGCTGCATCCACTTCGGAAGATTCTCATAGGCCAATTGAAGTCTACTCAAAATTTCTCTAGAGGTTGATGCTTTGTTTCCAAGAATGCCAATAGTTACGCTGTCATTAAAAACAATGTAATGAAGTAAGTACGAAACAACAGTAGTTGTGTTATGCGTTGGAATAAATGTTCTTCCACATAAGAATAAATGGTCCTCACTATCGACTTGAATACATGCAACCGGAACACTTTCAACTTTTTCTATTCTATGAATATAGATTCTTTTGTTTTGTGGTCTGCCAGTTCCTGTTAAATCAATCAGTTTGACTTTTCTAGGAAGATTAAATAATCTTTCTTTACTCGCAAATCTAATTTTATAATAGTAACAATTGTCAATTAACTTTCTAGAAATTCTTGATTTTATTCCCAATGAAGAAAGTAATTCTACTACTTGAAGGACTAAATCATAATTTTTTTGATAAAATTCAAATGATTGTGTTTTAGTAATTGAACCATCAGTATCCATCAAACCACGAAGAAGTTCTAATCTTTGTTGTATAGATGAACGAAGATAGATTTCGGGAATGTGTTTATTTCTAAGTAGATCATTTTCTTTTAATTTTTTATATAAATTTTTACATTTAAATCTAATACAATTTTTATCTTGCTTTTCATGCTCTACATCAATTCTATTTTTATAGTATTCATAATCATCCTTATGTGCGATAATTATTCCATCACGAGAATATCCATCACCCAACCAAATTCCCAGAAGATATGGATCAATTGGAAGAGTATTTTCACTTCCTACAATAGGATTAGTATAGTCAATATATATTGGTCCAATTACTCCTTTACTCTTTTTATTATTTGATTTTTTTAAATATTTTGAATATATTTCATTTGTAGTTATTACTCTTTTTCCATTTCTCCAATCTCTACAATTTACCTCCCATAAATGGTCTGAGTCGGCAATTATTTCATCTCCATTATCAAAATAAATTTTATAACAATCGTGATTAAACATAGTTTCTGTTTTAAACGTTACAGAAACTTCATTTCCAGTTGGATCTAGTATTTTATCTCCAACTTTAATATCTCCCATTGTAGTCCAACCTGTTGGTGTTGGAATGGGAGTATCTAAAGACAAAGCCTTTCCAACTTGCCTTGAACACTTTACTATATTGAATCTATGACGATGGAAATTACTAATTAAATTTTCTTGAAATGGCCACATATTAAAATTAACAAGACCATCGTCAACGTTTACAATTTTTACATAGTTTCTTGTAAAATATACTGGGTCTTCTTTACACTTTACGAACTCTAATATCTGTTCTTTTGTAAATTCAATTTGAGTATTTGCTTTTTTGAGCAGTGGATTTCCTAAATATACGCTTTCTGACATAAAATATTAATCCTCATCTCATATGCAAAATTACTATAATGTCTTTGAAATTCACCATTTTACTTTATCGGCCCAATATGCAGCACTCATCTTTCCCTTTTTAATATTTTTTGCGTGTCTTGATTTAAATCTTTTTCTGCGATTAGCATAAGATTCGGACTCTCCTTTCTTTCTGGGAGAACCTTTAACACCTCTTTGCCCAAAACGAATAATTTTTTCTACCCCATTTTCACACGCCTTTACGACGTGAGATTTTCCTGTTAATGAATCTCCAACTGCTTGTGCTTTGGGTTTATTGCATTTCATTTTTGACTTATTCAATTTATTAGATTCATCAAGAACATTAACTTCTTCTCCCATTGGTTTTACGTAATTTTTACTCGGACCAATCTTTCCACTACTTCCTCCTTGAAATCCAACTTGAATCATCGGTTGATTTGGAGTGAAATGTGAAACTGAGTGTTGAATTACTTTTGCTCCTGGGTATACTTTTTGAATTTCTAAATTGATATCGTTGCGAGTTGGCAACTTAACTTGAGGGAAAAACATTCTAATTCCATAATATTTTCCTCTCCAATTTAATGTAATTGCAACAATATTTCCAGTTTGCGCTTGAAGTCTTGTTGCTTCTTGTAATTTTTTATTTTTTCTTTTTATTGGAACACAATTTGGAACTTCTTTTCCATTTTTTATTTTAGTTCCAACTTGGGTATACCCTTTCCAACAAGGGTTATTTTTCTCCTGAAGTTCAGATAGAATTTGATTTACTAAAGAACTCTCTTTTAGTTTTGGTAGATCTACCTCTTCTCTTGCCTTTTTATGCAATTCTGCTGCCTTTGGTGAATGCCTTTCCGCATCTGATTTAGTCATAGTTGAAATTTTCTTTGGTCTTCTCTTTGAAATTTCAAAACTAATATTTTCAGAAACTTTATGCTCTCCACTATCCATATAGTCGGCAGCAGTGTCTAAGTAATCTGCTGCTTTTGTAATTTTGGATTGAACCCAAGACTCAATATCTCCTTCTCCCTTCCCAACCTTTTTCTTTAATCTTTTTACTGCATCTGATAATTTTGACAATTCCGACCTTGCCATTGAATATTCTTCATCCTTAATTGCCATTTTATCCCAGGCTTTTTCGCCATAAGAACACTCAGATCTT